TTATCTCCAGGACCATCAGGAGATGAAAATCTATCTAAATAACTTTGATAACCTAATCTGTTGATTGCATTTGTATAGTCAGTAGATAATTTATAATTTTGTCCTCTTAATTCTCCATCTACTGTCATGTTTTCATTTCTTCTATCTGCAAAATCTTTAACTCTATTAACTTCAGCTAATTGTTTTGTAACCTCTTGTAAATTTTTTTCAGAATACGCTTTTCCTTCTTTCTTTCTATTTTCCATGTATTCTTTTCTGCTAGTTAATTTTCTAGTTTCTGTATCCATAAAAGAATCTCTATTGCTTATATTTAAATCTTGTACTGTTTGAGATTGTTCAAAAGCATTTTTAACTTTTCCAAACAAAGTGTATTTGTCAATTTTGCCTTCTATGTTTTCTTTTAAAGTAGGATTAGAATTTGCGCCTTTCTGTAAATTAGGATTTTCTGCTTTATCGCCACTGTCGTCTGATTTAGAGCCACCCATATTTATTTTCCAAATGTTAAAGTTGATTTAGTTTCTTTAGTATCTTTTGATTTTGCTTTCTCAACTTCATTTTCATAAGTAATATCTTCTAAAACCAAAATCTCTGGTAATTCAAATATTTCTTTTTCTTTCTTTTTAAAAAATTTTTTTATACGTTCAAACATTATGTTAAAAGAGTTTTACCAGTACTTGTTTTACTGTATTTTTTTGATTTTTTTTTATTATAATTTTTTGTAAGAACTGTTTTTTTATTTTTTTCTTTAATTTCTTTAAATAACTTTTTTATTTCTGGTTTATTAAATAATTTAGGTAATAGTTTTCCAATCATGTTATCCACCTAATAAAGTTTTTTGATCTATATTATCACTTTCAATTTCAGATAATCCTGTTCCAGTAAGAATTGTCTGTCTTTTGCCAACTCTATTTCTGTTTCTTCTTCTTTCATCTTCAAGAGCTTGTAATCTTCTTGCTTCATCTTCAGCAGAAGGTGGCTCAGGAGGATCTTCCAATTTTGGCATAGGTGGTGTTTTTGGTCTTAAAAATCCCATAGTTATAATACCTTGTAGTTAAGTTCGTGGTTTTGTTGTTTTGTTGTGTTGTTAAATTTATGTTCATTTAGTCCTACGGCTAAAGTTCTTAAAGCATCAGCAGCATGTGAGGACCAGTCATGAACTGGTTTTATTTTATATACTCTTTCCTTCTCACTATATTTTCTATGATAGTGTCTAAGAGCATTAATTAATTTTGAGCAGTTATCGACATCAATTATACATCTAGGCAATATCATTTTTACTGCATGGATGCCGTCCTCGATTGCCATTCTTGGAGCTACTCTAAATCTTAATCCAAGTTGATAAGCTACTTCACGTCTGGTTTTGCCAGATCCAAATTCTGTCTGTTCCAAATCATGAGGTCCATAGTTATGTTCCATTACATAATCCTTTTCTTTAATTACCTGAGCATAGTGAGGAAAAGCCTCATTCTTGTTTTCATAGTAATCAACAATATGTATTTGATGGCCAATCTGCTGAAAAAATATAATTGCAGTCTGGTCATTGAAGCCAAGATCCCAAGCTGAATGTACAGAATAACCAGGATTAATTGGAACTCTTGTTATTTGTTTTTTGTCTTCAAGTTTAGCAATAATATCGCCATATATAGATCCTTGAATATTGCCAATAAAAGAGCACTCAAATTCTTGTTCATACTTTTGCGAACCCATCACGGCTAAAGCTGCTGCCAATTCCTCATCATCTACAATCTTTGTTTCAGAGGCTTTTGCTACATACAAAAACCATTTCGGATCAGATTGCGCCTTTTGGTAATAATCATAAAAAAGATTTTGCATTCCTTTTGGCGTTCCAACCAAAATCATAAAACCTTTCCTATCAGACAAAGCTGGAGTTATTACCTCATTAATCAGTAATGGATTTATTTGAGCCGTTTCATCAATGATGCAGCCATCTAAATAAATTCCTCTAATACTATCTGGATTTTCAGAAGATAGTAACATAATCCTAGCACCATTAACTAAATCTGCTCTTAACTCAGTTTCGTTATACTTAGTTCCAGGAATATTCTTTGTATAATATTTTAAATAATCAAAAGCTATTTTCTTTGCTTGACCATAAGTAGGAGCTATATAGGCATACCTTGGATTATGGTTTTTGCTAGTCATAGCTTTTTTGACTAAGTGGTTTATACACATCACTGTTTTGCCAAATCTTCTATGACAACAGAGTAAGCTATATCTAAACTTTTCTATATTCTCATGTATATAAGCCTGATGCTTTCTTGGCGTATATGGTATTGTAATTTTCATTAATGAAATGTTGGAATAGTGTCGGAATGCCAATACTTCATTTGTATCTTAGCAAACACAAAATCAGCAAACTCTATAATATCAGCTTGATTGGCAAATCCGTCAAAACTTATAACTAGCTCATTGTTAAATGTTGTAAAACTATATGCAGATACTTCGCTATACTTTTCATCTAAAAATTTCTTCTTCTTTTTGTTCATGTGTTTGTGCCTGTGCTTGACCTATAATTAATACGTATTTATACCGACTGCCGTTTTTGAGGTGTGGTATCTTTATTTAGAATTTTTTTTGTTTCTCCAGGTAAATCGATCTTTCTATTGATGATCAATCAACTACTCTACTAAGCAATACAATAAAAATAAAAAGAGATAGTGAATGTTTAGTGAATTACTTTATATCTAAACCTCATGACGCAAAGACTAAGTTTGTTCGTGCTGCTTAATACCGATCTCATCAGCAGTTACATTGATTAGATCTTTATCTTTATCTCCAGCGTTCCAGGTTATTTCAATCTTAGTATCATGCTTGACTTCTTGCTTATCTCCATAGACTGGAATGAGCTTTGAAGCAATCCATTTGGCTAATTGTACTTTCTCTCTAACAACCATGATAGTTCTGTTATCAGCAGTCTCTAACTCATCCATTGCTTTCTCAATATAAGTCTGAGCTCCAAACTTTCTAGCTTCAGTTATCTTGTTGGCAAATCCTTTATCTTTCATGATCTGCTTGTAAATTCTAGTTAATGAAGGATATGATTTATCTCTTGCAAGTCTAGCAAGTGGAACACCATTCATCAATTCTTGGCAAATCTTATTCGTCAGTGTTTCTGTTATTACTAATTCTTTTGTCATTATAATTAATTATATTTTGTATAGATCTTTGCTTTCCTTCAGCAGTCTTAGGACCAGTAGAATATCCACCATGAACTTTACATCTCACTCTGCCATTCTTCATAAGAATGCCAGGAGCTCT